CTTGCTCCCTTTGCTCCCTTTGCTTGCTTGCTTGCTAGGGGGCACCCCCGCGGGTGGGGTTGTTTGTTATATACTGAATCCCTCATAATTTTTAGTAGCAAAAACTTGAAAAATTTTTTAGAACTAAAAACCCGCAAAACTAGCAATCAAGCTTGGCACGCAAGTTGCTATGGAGTAGGTATGATCGAAAAACTAAGAAACCAAAAAAAGACAGGAGCTTACTTGCACAACCACTGGCTATGCAAGAAAGGGAGCTAAATGGACGAAGGGATTAAAAGCACGGTGCTCGCATTGCGAGAAAGCGGGATGTCCGCGGAGGACATTGCGGTCGCGCTTTGCCTAGAAGCAGGGACGGTGGACGTGATATTAACCGCGTTTGATAAACCCACCCAAAAGGTGCAAGCTAGCTGCGGGGAGCTGTTCGGGCGAGAGCACGCAGAAATGGCAAAAACCGTGCTACTAGATCTTATGCTAGGCGCAAAGAGTGAAAAAGTAAGGTCAGAGGTGGCTCTAGCAGTCTATGATGAATCAATGGGCTACAGGAAGCCCAAAGATGCAGCAAAGATAGTAGTTAAGTTTCACATTAACGAGATTAACGATGCAATTAGAAAGGCAAGAAATGAAAGAACCATTGACGTTTGATGATTACGAGAACCTGTTCAACGGAGTGCTAATCCGGGGGAGTAAAGGATATGTGTTTATTCCGGAGCATAATGTAAACAGCAAGGGAGTGCTAGAAAAGAAGGTTGTAGTAGAAACTAAACCACCTGTTATCAAGAAGTGATCGAAGAGATAGAATCAGGATCAGAAGATTTTAGCGAGCTAGTTGCACTAGATATCGCTAATCCTTGGGAGCTTATGTGTCTGGTAGACAGCAATGTCCGATCAGGCATCACCGCGCCCTACGAATGGCAGAAAGACTTCCACATAACAGTAGGAAATGCGGAAGCCACTGACAAAAACCCGTGGTGCTACACGGTAACAGCCGGCAATGGTGCGGGCAAAGACAGTTACATTATTGCTTGGCTAGCAATGTGGTTCATAGTTAGCAAGGTTCGCAGCAGGGTAATCATCACTAGTGGTAGCGTAAATCAAGTAAACACTCAAACCGAACCCTACATCCGCGAGGTTGCCAACAAGATCAACAAATGGTTTGAGAAGAAAAGCGGCCAGCCACAAGCAATGGTGATGTGCCAAAAGCACTATATTAGGTGCTTAGCAAGCGGCAGTGAGATTAGGTTGTTTGCTACTGACGATGCAGGTAAAGCAGAAGGCTATCACCCGATGCCGTATCCCGGCTCGAAGATGCTACTAATCGTCAATGAGGCAAAAAGCGTGACAGAAGAAATCTTCACTGCTTTGCATCGCTGCACAGGATACAGCCATTGGCTAGAGATTAGCTCGCCTGGAGAACCGCGAGGACATTTCTATGAAAGCACGAAACGCTACCCAGGCATAGTAGTAGATTACACGATGTGTCCCCATATCAGCGAAATGCAAAGGCTTCGCGATGCGGATACACATGGGGTAAGTAGTATCTTCTATAGGAGTTGCTACCTAGGCCTGTTCACGCTAGTAACTGAGAAGTCAGTAGTAGATATGATCTGCATTGAGAAGTGCAGAGCAGCCAAAATCAAGCACAAACTAGCCGGAACAATCTCAATAGGCGGGGACGTTGCAGGTGGAAAAGACAAAAACACAGTAACTATCTTCAATGGTAACAAGTTTATTGCTCTACATCGCTGGCGAGAGCGAGATATGGCCAAGACCGCAGGACAATTTATCAAAATCTTCCTGCAATACCCCGGAGCATCTGTCGCGATGGACAGCAATGCTCTTGGACAGCCCATTGTTGATACAATTAGGGCGGATAGCAGGATCCAAGAAGCCGGAATAACGATAATTGGCATTAGAAATCAAGGAAAAGCCCTAAATCAAGCCGTCTACGGTAACAGAGGTGCAGAAATCTGGACAAAAGGCAGTCGCTTGATCGAACAATGCAAAATTATCTGTGATTTTAGCGACGCACAGCTAGTAGATCAGCTAACCAAGCGACGCTTTACCGACCCAGACGGGGTAAAGCTCTATCTTGAGAGCAAAGCTGATCATCCTGGCGAATCTCCCGACGAAGCTGACAGCTTTATGCTGGCGCTATCAAGGATTCCATCGCTAGACAGCGAGGAAGAAACAGCCGAGAAGCCTTTTGATCCGAGAGACCTATTTAGCAAGAGATACAATTTCGAAAAACAACCCGCAAGTTCCGATACAAGAGATTTAACAAGCTATGAAAGATTTTCAGGCGCTAAAGACAGCTACGAGTTCGCTGATTAGTTTCAACAAGGACAAGATTGTCCCGCGAGAGCAAGCGAACAGGGAGCGAAGGGAGCTACCTTTCACCAAGGAGAAGCTGCGAGAAGACGGATCTATTCTCGCGGATGATATCTATATCCCCATGCGGATTATCAATGATAATATCCGCCGAGACATGCCGCAATATACAAGCTGGCTGCGGATGCCGCAAAGATTGATCCTGCTTAAGGATCCTTTGATGCCGGCAAAGAGCTTCGAGATGCTAGAAGGCCCCTACACCGACGGACTAAGATATACCAATTGGGACGAACCCTACTATCTAGCAGCAGACAGTGCAGAACTGCACGGAGTGGGGTATGTCAAGGTGCTTTATGATCCGGCTGCGCCCCTACATGTAAGCGTTAGCTTTCTAAACTACAGCGAAGTGCTCTTTGACAAAGAGTGCAGAGATTTGCAGCGACAAGCAGTCATTGCGATTAAAAGCTTTTGGATTCAAGAAGAAATCCTAGCACAAGAAGAATTCAACAAAGAAGTAGTAAAAAAGCTAATCGGCGAGAACAAAGACGGCAACAAGCAATACGAGCTTTATCAAGTATTCTACAAAGTAAATGGCATCGTCTGGTCTTGCTGGCACGCAGATTCTAGCGAGGACTATCTACGCGAGCCTAAACCCTACGAAGCTGGGCGAGGCGCTATTGAAACCGTCTATCCCGTTTTTGACTATCGACTATTCGTGACAGAAGATCGCAGACTTGCGATGGCTAGAGGCAGGGCCTACTACGATAGTGACATTCAAGAAGCGGTGACAGTAACGTGGACGAGTGTTATCAGCGCAAACAAGCGTGCTAGTGGCTTCTATCCCACCACAGATGGTGAAATTGATGAAAAAGCGGCCAGCAAGTTTGTGCTCGAACGTGGCAAGCTAAGCCCATACAAGCTCAAGCTAAATCAATTCCCTTATCCTCCCAGCACAGTCCTCACTACCGTGGATAGTCTAGTTCGGCAAAATCAAGCCAATCAAGGTTACACTGATTTTGCCGCAATGAACAGAGTAGATAGTGGTAAGACCGCTACAGAAATCAATGCAGCGCGAGAAGTAAAAACCGAGCAAGCAGGACAAGTGCTTAGTAATTTTAGCGTGTTCTTCCAGCGAGTGCACACCTATATCTGGAGTTTAGTGCAGCACTATGCGATGAATGATCAGATTAAGCTCTATGGTGAAACTGTAGCAAAAGTGCTTGACCCCGCCACTGGCAAGACAGTAAGCGTGTTTGTTAACGACAAAGAAAGCCTAGATCGAGAATTTAGTGTAGTAGCAGCAGGCGATGTGGAGTTTAGCAGACGCCAGCAGCTAAAAGAACTATATGCTACCTACGGGCAACAGTTTGCAGGAACCCCGCTAGGTAAAGTAATTACCTACGACTTGCTGCTAACCATGTTCCCCGAACAAGGTCGAAGATACGCGGATATTTACAAGAAATTCAATGTTCAAAACGACGTAGCAGTGACGCTAATGGAAGGAATATTGCAGCGTGTTCAAACAGGACAACTTATTCAACCGCAAGAACTAGCACAAATCAATGAACAACTTGCCCAGCTTAAGCAGCTTTACGGAGGTTCGAGCGGACTATTTCTTGAAGTGGATGACGCATCCACTGACGGAGTTGATGTTGAAACAGCTGGAGCAACGCCGAGCCCAGTTAGTGCAATCGGCGGAACTAGCTCCGAACTTATCCAGCCACCAATTGTATAAAAGTGCAGAAATCAGAAGACTAATAGAAACCCTACAAAAACAAGAAGATTATGCCTGAAGAACTAAGCCTAGAAGAAGTGTTAGCAAACAGTGCTCCGCTACCCGATAGTGCAAACGAGGTAGAAAAGGAGGTAGCAAATACTGAAGAAGAAAATAAGAGCGAAGAAAAGCAAGAAGAAAAGCAAGAAGAAAAAGTAGAAGAAAAAGTAGAAGAAACGCAAGAAGAACCCCCAGCTAAGAAGCCCGACCTCTGGGATGGTGTAGAAATTAGCGAAGAGGATAAAGCTTTCTGGAACAAGAAAGCCAGTGTTGAAGCGCGACAAAAGGTAGCGAGTATCTTGCGCGAACGCAAAGAGCTAAAGGCTCCTCCCGCCACTAGCTACTACGACAACGAGAAAGCATATCTACTCGATCCCGCTTTTCGGGATGCTATTAACGAGGTGGAGTCAGCCGAATGGCTTGAGAATCATTGGACCAATCAGCTAGCTCTTGCTGAAGACGGCGAAGACATCCAAGGCATCCGCCCTGTGCTTAATGCCAAAGGAGAATTCACTGGTCGCTACGAGCCTGGCGATAAGATTAAGTTCGATTCTCGCATTAAGGGCGCAGTGCAAAAGGAACTATACAAGGCACTAAGCGCTAAAAATTCTGCCGAAAACAAAACCAACGAAATCCGCAGCAGTTACACCAAGCACGCAGGTGCTATCAAGACCAAGATCGAAACCGCTCGCAAAGAAACCTTTGCACACTGGCAAGATCCCAAGAACTCCGAAGCTCGCAAGATTGTCGAGAATCATGTTCGTCAAACCCTCGGTGCTGATAACGGTAACCCGCTTTTCCCTATTCTAGTAGACGCGGTTGCCGAACTCTTCCATCAGCTACAAGCTAGCAAGGCCGGCAAGTCAGCCCCCAAGCCTGAACCTAAGCCCAAGTCCGAAGGATTAACCAAAACGCGTGACTCGAAGGAGATCGCGGACAAGTGGGCGCAAGCAATCGCAGAAGGGGATGATAGCATCCTGAAGGGGTAAGCCAGCCAACAGGCACGTAATGCTTCAACGGCCGGCCGGGCGAGCCGCGAAGCGGCGAGGTTTCAGAAACTCAGAGCTTGGGCGGAAGGCTCAAGCCAGCCAACAGGGGCGTAAGTATTTAACTGCCGGCCGCCTGCTACATACCGAGCGCCGAAGGCGCGAGGAGTCACTCTCCTCGCGTCTTTTCTTTTATCGAATAACTAGTATTCGAGGTTGGCACGGAACCTGCTCTATGCATTCTCGCTACCATACAGGTGAAGGGCATCACCACGCTTCTAAAGACTAAGGGCATAGTCAAACCGTGTTACTGGCGGTTGTTATCCAGTAAGTAACTACATTAATTATGGCAGCTTTAGGTTCAAGCACGTATGGTGCAGCGCAAGGAGATAATGTTGATCTCTTTAATGGAGATAATTTCTCCGGCTATGCGACTTACTTTACGCGCGATACGGCAACTACTCGAAAGACCAAATGGGTTTGGGCAAACTTGCTCGGCACAGGTGGTAAATGGGAAACAAACATGGGTCCTATCAAGCGTGTTGTTCGCACGCAGATGGGTGCTCTAGGTCGGCAATCCGCAACTGGTTGGGTTCCTCTTGCAACGCAAGAACCAACTATTGATCGCCACTCCATTGGCGAATCAACGCGTGATGTTCAGCTAGAATGGAAGGACTTTGAGTCTCCTTACATTCAATGGCGACAAGATTTCTTCAAGCTCATTACTGATTCTATTGAGCCTAATCGTAAGAATCTTGAGATTCAGATGGGACGCGATCTTGATCTTTATTATCGCGATCATGTTCTTAACTATTCGCCGTTTGTTTATGTCTGTGGTTTGGGGCTAGTTTCTACTATTCCTTCCTTCAGCGATTCCGTTAAGACTCGTCCTTGGTGGATTGAGCAGCTCACTCAATGCACTGAAGCTCTTACTGTCAAGAATCTCGCAAAGGTTCTTAATCAGGCGCAAGAGGTTCTTGGCATTCCCCCTAACGAAGGCGATAGTCTTGCTGTTGATGGCAAGGGCTTTACTGGTAAGTATAAGCTCCTAACCGACGGCACTACTATGCTTAGTTGGACTGATGATCCTTGGGTGCAAAGCCTAAAGGACCTTCAGCGCGATCTACTCAATGGCACTTTCCAGGGTGCTATTTTCGGTCGTGTTGCTCCTATCATGGAGCAGATGCCTAAGCGTCTAGCTTCTACCGCTACTGTTGCTGGTGGCACTTTCGAGCATCCGCCGGAGCTTGTTGCTGCTGCTGATGCGTATGACGGTGGCGAGCCTATTCCTAATCCGGATTACGGCAACATTGCTACTTCTCCTTGGCAGGTTAGTTGGCTAATGGGTCCTAGCAAGGAAGCTTATAAGGCTATGTCGGTGCAGCCTCCTCCGGCTGCTTTTACCAAGAACTCTCCCACCATGCTACCATGGAATGGTAAGCTTGAACTTCGCAAGCCTACTATTATCAAGGTGCTTGACAGCAACGGTGCTGTCCAGTATCGTGGTAACGAGAAGGGCCGCATTGTTCAACTAATGGGAACTCTTGCAGCAGGCCTTGAACCAAACAAGAATCGTTGGATTCTTCCGATTATTCACAAGCGTGCGATCTTTAATGCTAACCTTGTCGCCTAATCCTATGAAGAAACTACTCACTACACTGGCAACGTTTGTCGTTGCTCTTTCTACTTACGCGCAGAGTTACTTTTATACTAACTCTTCTGCCGGCCTGTATACTAATACACTGTCAATTGATGCGAATAGCTTTCCGATTCTCTTGACTGGCATTACGGTAACTGTTACTAATCCTGTTTATCTCAGGTTCTATGACAGCACCGATAATACTGGCCGATATACCAATACGTTGTTCACCGCTAACCGGCTTGGAACAGGTTGGGCGACTAACTATTACACCAACTTCTTTGTTGGCACATCGAACTCTATTCAAGTAACTAACTTGCTGATTGGGTCTAACATTGCTCGTGTTCTTCTTGCTACTAATTACACGACTACTGCAGTGACAAACGAGTTGCCACGTATTGTTGAAGCCTATTTCCAGCCGTCTGCTCCTGGCGTTCTTACGCCTAGCACGATTGCAGGAAGATGGTCTTTTGCTCGTGGTGTAACACTTGCTACTGGAACTAACTCACCATTCCTACTTCAGCTACAGTATACTAAGTAAAACCATGCTAATTGGGGGAGGGAAACCTCCCCCTCTTATCCCCCTTTTTGATGAAATATCTTCTATTCTTTCTTTCCTGTGCAGCTCTTAGCGCGCAGCCGGTAACTAACCTACAATTTATTCGTATTGGTTCTCCTGATGGGGGAGGAGGTAATACGTTTTACGAGGCTTTTGTTAAGGTAAATAACAACTTTTTGCAGCTGAGTAATCAGGCTAGAATTGCTCAAACTAATCAGACGGATATAACTAACTTGATTGCTAGCACTGTAACTAGTACTAGCAATTCTTTGCAGCGAGCTTGGTATACCAACTATACTGTTCATCGTCCTACCGATAGCATCACGACAATCTCCAATCGTCTTCGTGCTAATTCATCCAATTGGGTTCATTACTTTGAAACAGGTGTCTATCCTTGCGTAAGCACTTACGACAACGATAACTCCGCTCGTCAAGGAACCTTTGTTGTCAAGAACGCTCGTAATCTCAAACTCCAAGGCATCGGGACTGTTACCTTCTTGGTGACAAACTCAATGTCTCCTACTGGAGCTATTACTTGCTCCAACATTCAAGAGCCTCTCTTTCCGGGGAATATCTTTGTCTTTGAGGATTTTGATACTCTTGAGTTCCGGGACATTAACATCGTTTATCAGCGCACTAACTATCATGGTCACTGCGCAGGACTATCCAGTGACGCAATCTTCATCGGTGGAACAAACGTTATTGATTATCGTTTCATTAACGTCACCATTGATGGAGCACCTAATCAGGGCATTCAGTCTCAGACTGCTGACTACGTTCGCACACGTGCATGGACTAACGGTCTGATTGACAACTGTCGATTTGTTCGTATCGGTTCAACGAACTTCAATGGTGGTGTTGGCGGAGTGTCTAATCCTACACAAGTAAAGGACGGAACAGCGGTGTATGCGCACAAGAATACGCGCATTCAAAATTGCTATTTCGAGCAGAATCTGCGTGACATTGAGCTTGAGGGAACTGCGACAGATACGAGCTATCCAACGTTTTACACTGGATTTCTTTCGCACAATCGACATGTTAATTGGCGTGAATCCGCAGTGATTCTCGTCACGTCAACCAACATTAACAGTGTTCTCATCCACGACAACATCTTTGAGCATACCAACACTGTTTATACATCAGCCATCTCTGGCTTCTATGCCATTAATACTCAGGGTGATAATGTTGTAATTCACAACAACATCATCAAGGGTGGTGTTTATGGAGCTTACGTTGGCATCGGCACAGCGACAATTCCTGGAAACATTATCTTCCGTGACAATCTGTGTGTAAGTAATGTCAATGCGTTTGCGTGTGCTTACAGCTCTACCCCCGGAACTGTTAGGTTGCCTTCGATCTACATTGATAATAATGTCTGTGTAGCTACAGGCAATCGTGTGTTTATTGTTGAATATGCGCGTAATGTGTTTATTCGCAACAATACATCCTTTGATAGTAACACGCAGAATACTTCCTCTGAAGATATTCGTCTTGGTTATGCTGGTGCTACGTCAGTGATGACCAATATTGTCATCACTGGTAACACGTTCATCAAGACAAACTCTAACACTCGCACTGCACCAATCTACTTCAATGCTTGTATTAGCAATGCGAACATTGTTTATTTTGATAACACGGTCCGAGACAATGCGGCTAACAGTGTTCATCAAGAACTCAATGACGAGTTTGCGCCCCTTAGCACGCTAACTAATCGTCCCACTGCGGCTTCGCTGATGTATACAAACAACGCCGCGGAGAATACTATTAACGCTGTTGCTGCTATCGGTGCAACTAGCGCCATCAGCGTTCTTGTCTGGGAGCGTAACTTTGGTAACACCAGCGCCTTCACAACGAAGAAATATGGACCATATTACAATGCAAACGCAGCAGAGATGTGGGTGCCTCTGAATATTCCACTTCCTTCGCGAGCAGTCTTTACTATCTCTAACGAGACTTCTATCGGCGCTAGCGGAATTTTCACCATTACTAACTGGGCCATTGTTCGCAAATGAATGCACTAACCGAAAACACTCCAATCAAGTTATCGGTAGTAAAGGCTTGGCAAGTCTGGACTGCGACAGTGGTTGGGACCGCGGTTCTCCTTAGCTGGTTTTACTCACGAGATAGTGAACGCCAACTACGTGATCAAGAGTTTCGTCATCAACTCATGGATCAAATGAAAACATTCATGACCTATTCTGCCATGAATGCTTGGGTTGATGAACTAGAACGCAAAAACCCTTCACTGGTTCTTCCAAGGATTCGTCAAGCTGCGGTGGAGGAACCAACAAAGAATTCATTCCAAGCAGCTACGAAAGGAAATAGTTTTTATGCCAAATGATGATACAGGTCAAGTGCCAGGGAATTACAATCACTGGATAATTACTGCGCCTTCTCGTTGTGTTGGAAAGGTCTGTGGAATTTGTGTTGAGCGTGCACCAGAAAATTTTAGTTGGCAGACACCTTACGAAGATCGAGCACAAATTCACCAACAACCCATTACACAACTAGAAGATAATAATATCCTTTCCGCCGCTACAGATTGTCCACCACAAATAATCTCAACAGCTGCTCCTGAATGAACTGGAAACTTGTTTTCTTCCCTGCCGCGGTTGTAGTAGAATTAACGAGTGTCGCATTCACTGGCCGTGAAATTGGTTTTGGTGATTGGGTAATGGATAGAAAACTTGGCGATCCGAAAGGTAAGCCTTTTCAAACTCGACAACAAATTATTGATGAACAACATCGAAAACAGTCTTAACGATCTTTTCCTTAACTGGCCCTTGGTTGTTTTTGTGCTTGGGCTAAATGTTCTTGGTAAGATTATCAAGCACTCCCCCATTGACAACAAATACATTCCTGCTTTTCTTGCGCTTGTTGGTGGAGCAAGCTGTCACTTCGCGGTAAAAGACCTTCCTATTTGGAACCAATTTAACACTGTCACTCATATTTGGTTTGGCGTGTTTATTGGTTATGGTGCTGTAGGTATCCATCAACAGATTGCCAAGATTGAGCTTATCAAGAAAATACCTTTTTTGTCAAACCTATTTAGCAATGAAGACTAATCTTATTTTATCAGCAATAGCTAGTGTCGTTCTTCTTGGTTGTTCAACCGCGCACGTAAAGCAAACCAATGAATACGTTGTTCAATACTATCGTCCTGACGGATCCTTGGAACGCACAGAAACTCGCAAGCTTGATAGTGATGTGTCTGCTAATGGTGAAGGCACTGCTAGTGTGTCGAAGCTTAAGGCAAGCCAAACGCTCAAAGGATCGCTAACACTAGGAACTGAAGGCGCGGATGGCGAGGTTACTTCTCCTGCTCTTACAGAGCTAGCAAAGAGCTTTGCTATGCTAATCGAACTCAGTAAAGCACTAGCCAAGTAATGAATCAGCTTAACCACATTACACTAGCTCCAGCTAGGCTAGTGGATAGAAAAGTTGGGTATTTCATACTTCCAACGTTTTCATATTCATTTGCGCCTGTTACTTCAACCGTGGATAGCACGGCTGGAACTGTAGATACGACCACGCTCACCGTCGATCGTAATACAGCTTCTGGCAGTGACTATTCATGGGCTGGAGCTAGTGTGATTGTGGCACAATTTAACTTCTCAAGCACGAAGAACTTCGTGCTTGAGGATCTTCCTGAAGCGCCAGAAGACGCAAACTTTTGCTTGTGCATCAAGTATCGAGTGGGCAACACTGTTTACCGCTACAAGCTTTGGGAAGGTGTAGGAGAAGTTCTACAGGCGCCGCTATACAATGGCGAAGTAATTCTTAAGAACTTCGTGCTTGAGATTTGGACGGTAAAAAATGTTAATGTTGCAAATAGTAGCTTCGAGCTCAAGCTTAGGTCTAGTATTCTTACTTATCAGAGCACTAACGAAACTGACAACGACGAAGCTACGGAGTATGAGGATGCGATTGGCGTAGAACTTACCAATCTACTTAACGAGCAAGAAACATACGATGTTAGCAGCGTGGCTTATTGGTATAAATTCGAGGCGCGCTATCTAAATCAAAACGATCTAGGCTATGTAACCGGGTTACGTAGCTATCTTCCTAGCACATCCATTACAGGAACGTTTTCTGGTGCATCGCAGCTTACATCAGTGGGTGAACTAGCTAGATACACTTTTCCTAGGTTTGGTAATGGGTATCTATACGGATGTAATTTTGATGGCAGCATAAACACTCTGCCTCGTTGTTTGATTTCAGTCTGTGCGGATACTTATGCTGGTGCAACTGCTAGTGATGCTTTTATCAATGTTGGCAATGTTGTTGTTTCTATTGATTCTTCTGATAAGTTGATAGTAGCAGTCAACAGCGTAACCATTGCCACATTAACAGCTTTTTCTACTAGAGGCTGGCTAGTTATTGACATTGCGCAAGACCTTACTGGAACAACAATCGGTGATGTTACGGTAAGCTTTGTAACATTCTTTGGAGATTCGCTAGGAGCAGCTACAGTTACGCTTAATGCGACAATTAATGCAACAGCTAGTCTTGCAATAGCGTCAGCTAATCCTTTAGGTTCAATCTATATCGGTGATGTGGTTATCTTTACATCCGCTCCCGCCGATGCAACTTCAGTCTACGATGAATTAACCCGTCTGTATGGATATATGCCTATCCCAACAGACTTCAATGGAGCTTGGCTAGATAATGTATAAACAACTATTGTTTCTATTTGGTGCGACCAGCTGCTTTGCGGCGGTTGAGTATGATTTTCAAAAAGGTATTGATCTAACTGGTCATACCCGTGCAACTGCTGCGCATTACAATCAGCTAGTTGATAATGCAACTCTTACTGCTGGTAGGGGATTGGTGTTGATCACCAATGGCACGCCAAACACAGCAGATAATCCGCGCTATACGAACTATCTTTGGGTAGATACTAGTGTTGCTGGTAGTCCAACCTTGAAGTTTTATGTGGCGGGTTTGGGTTGGACTAATTCGCTTGTTGGTGCGACCATTACCGAAACGAATATTGCTAATGGTGCCATCACTACTCCTAAGCTGGCCAATGGTGCAGTAACTAGTGACAAGATTACTAGCGGTAGTGTTGGTAATCTTCAGCTTGGCGGTAGCTCGGTTACTACCGACAAGATTGCTGTAGGTGCTGTTACTCGTGGTGTTATTGCTGATGGTGCAGTTGGCACAGAACAGCTAACTAATAGTGCTGTTACTACTGCTAAGATTGCTGCTAGTGCGGTTACTAGTGACAAGATTAGCACTGTAGATTGGCTAACTATTACCAACATTGCACAAACAGTAAACCTTTATCCAGTGCTCAGCCTAACCAATTGGGCTGTTAATGCGGGGAGCAACAATGTGCTGTTTGCTGGTGGTAGTGGAACTAATGCGGTATTTAAGCCGATGTTTGATTCGGTTGACTTAAATAGTCCTGATCAACCAGTAGAAAATGGTTGGGGATTATTGTTTGCCTCTTCTCATAATCTAGGCTATACACCAGCATATGTTCGACCGGTGCTAGTTTTTACTGCGGCTATTCAAGGATATCAGATTGGTGATGAGGTAAATCTATCTGGATTTTTTCATCGATCTAATGCTAGTGCTGGTTATACTATGCCTTTGTTTCAGTCTGTTAAAGTTAGCGCTACAAACGTATCTTTAAACATTAGCTCTAACCACTTTTATAATGCTGGAGCTGGTTCTGGCCTATGGTTCCATAATAGCCTTGGTTTTTGGACTAATGCTGCCACTTATAGTCTGACTAACATTGCAACCTGGGGAACTTACAAAGTCTACATCCGCTAACCATTATGGCACTATCTGACATTAAGTCCATCCTCGAAGAAGACCTTGGTGTAGGTAGTATTAGCCTTGCGCGCATTAATCGCGCAGCAAAAGAAATCTACATCAACTATGAGCTTCTCGATTCTCAGCGAGAAGTAACACTAGATAGAAATCGTGACGAACTAGTTGCTTTGCCTTGGTTTGTAGATAAGCTAATCGCGGTTAGGCCTAATACTAATTACGACAAGGTTAAGTTTAACCACAGGATAAACAAGTATCGAACTGGTGATTGGTCGGCAGTGTTGTCTATTGAAGACGCAGGACGTAGCCCACTACACACCAACATTATGAATGCTGCAACGCTTGTGTTGAGCATTCCTAAGCCAGAAACTGAAGAGTTTAGCGTAACTATTACTGGTGGTAATAATCTATCTAGCAGCCTGTCAGAAACTGTTGTTTTCGCACCAGGTGAGCTAACTAAGAACTCGGTTAATCGTTATCGCGACGTTTACTCAATAGCCCAAACGCGGCACAAATACAATCTTACAGTTAAGGATATTGATGGCGTAGAGCTAGCCTTGATTCCTAATCATCTTGAAGAAGCACAGTATAGGATCATTCGCACACGTGATCCGGCTAAGCTTTATTGCTATTATTATGCGTATGTTGACGCGTTGTTTAAGCCTCCTTTCCGTCCCTTTGTTAATGACGGCGATCAGTTTATGTGTGGTGATCGCTATGATCGAGCGATTGTGTATAAGTATCTTGCGGATATTTACATGGGGCAAGATCAAACCAAAGCAGCAGTGTTCACCAATATGAGCGAAGCACAGGTGTTGCAAGTAAGCAGGTCAAGCTTGCCCACTAGCGCTACACTAGAAATTGTTCCACAGGATCTCCCATTCAGGCACTATTATCCTGGCTATTGCGATGAATAAGATTTGGCAAGATTTTACTGGTGGGATGAATCATCTGGCTGTTAAGAGTTTACTTCAGCCAGGTGAATACCATTTGCTAATCAATGGTCGTGTGCGCAAGCATGTTGTTGAGAATGTTCGCAGGCCGAGAGAAATGGTTGGCCCAGTAGCAGAAAAATATCAAGGCATTATTGCAATTGACAACCTATTAGTGCTAGTTGCGGATGGTTATGTTTATACTAAGGATTGTGCTGAATCAACTAGCGCGTTTGTTAAGAACAGTGACATTCGTTTGGATCCTGGGGTAGATGTGATTTATGGCGAAGTAGTTCCTGCAAGCAATATTAACTACAAGCGCAACGTAGATAGCGCAGTTAAGATTGATCCTGAAGTAGAATATCGTGGCAAGCTACTTAACTCGCCAGTTGGCATCGTTCTGCAAGATGGTGTCAGTCAACCTATCATCGTTACTCCCGATGGCAATGTTCGTGTAACACAGAATTTTAATCAGTGGTCTACCGAGAACAACAGAGAGTATGTGCCCATAGGCAAGCAGATGCGCTGGGATGGAAACACGCTTTTTATTGTAGGGGATAAAAAGTGTTTTCGATCTGTTAGCGGTAGGCCACTTGATTTTTGCATTGCAGTAACAAAGGCTGGTAAGAAGGTAGAGCCAGAAGAAGATGGTGGAGCGGATGCGTTAAGTGTTGGCAATGTTGGCAATGATATTACTTGTGTTGCTTCACTTAATAATCAAACGCGTGATGTGTTTATCTCCACGCGCAGGGGAAGTATTGCATTATCGCCGAGTGATCTGTATTTCTTTGGCGAACCATATTACAATGTTCGCACGTTAGTTACTGGCGCTCTAAATCAGAACAGCTTTATCAATATTCTTGGTGATAATGTGTTTGTTGATATCGCAGGAATCAAATCATTCAATGCTGTAGAAAGCACGTTACAAGCATCCAAATATGCAGAATTCAATTATGCTGTATCTGACATGTTTGTCAAGCAGTCTGACCCAGCAGCGATTAGCTTTAATACATATGCCTACTTCTACATCGACACCATTTATGGCAAAGGCATTCTAGTCTACGACCAAATCACCGAATCTTTTATTTCGTTTGATCAGTTTGACGAACTGACCGGGCTGAAGCAATTTGCTGTGTGCGACTCTCTAGTAGACCAGTCGCTGGTTTATATTACCAACAACAAGATATACGAATACGAAGTTGGCACGAAAGCTGCTGTAGAGCTAGACGTAGGCCAACTCGAAACACCAGACGCTGGCAAGGAAATAGTTCCAACACACTTGTTTGTTACTTTTGATGCAGAAGAAACTGGTGAAGTAACAGTAAATTTGGACACTAACGGTAGTCTTGCTAGCACATTTAGTCATACTACTGATTCTACTGGTATTGTTGTTGTGCCTTTTGGATTACACCTTAAGAAACGCAGAGGAACGAACATAGGAATCCGATTATCATGGAACTTTGCCGCAACGTTAAAGTCAGTCCAACTGTCATACGACCTGGACAAAACCGTTGTTCCCTTAAATCCATAGTGGATTTTATCCTAGCGCATAGGGGTAAATGGGCATGGCCGGAGACAGAATCCATTGAGGGTAATATCGCATATCATGTCAACGATAACTCGATTATTGTGTTGACTATTGATGGCGAAATTGGTGCAGTATTAACTGCTTCTTTTGAGCAAGCACAAAGAGTTGTTCATGTTTGCAATGCAGTAGCTATCAACAAGCAGTTCCTACTAACAGTGATCTTTATTCTGGCTAAGATGGTCCCTGGCTGGCATTTAACATACGAGCATCACGGCAAATCTTTTCGCTATGACAGCGAAGGTGTAGTAAAACTTTTAACTAAATTATCTTATGGGTGGAAGCAATAACGCTAAAGTAGAAAGCACGGCCAAGCAACTTGAAGCTATGCGTAGGAACCTGCCTACGCTACTGAAAGTTTATGGCGACAACATTCTACCTTATGAGCAGAAAGCTCTTGAGGCTAGGCAAGTTATTGAGCCGCAAGAAATGCAGATGGTGCTTGATAACTATCGCAAGTATGGTAAGGACTTTAATGCGATTGGAACAGAAAGTATTGTCAATAACGCGAGAGACCTTGCTACTGCTGAGAATGAAACTCTTAAAGGTCCTGGCAAGGAGCTAATTGCACAAGCACTGGCAAGTGATAGGCAAGTAGATCCAGAATACTATAAGACTCGAGAAAGTGTATCTAGCGGACTGAATGCGCTGCTAGGCAATCTATCTGGTACCAATGAGAGCGTTCAAGAAGAAATCTCGCGGGGACTAGCGCGCAGTAACCCGTACGATCGTAGCAATACCAAATTACTTGCTAATGCTATGCAGTTTGGCAATCAAGGCTTGCAACAGCAAGACATGCTAAGCAAAGCTCTCGGTCAAGCTGCTGGTGCTCTACCACAATTAAAATCTGGCATTGACGCTTTTCAGATTGGCACAGGACGCTCCGCCTACAATATGAATAATCCTGGTGCAAATATGATTCCGCAAACCAACAGGGCGCTAGGATCTAATACGCTTTCTACTGGGGGCAATCTACTATCTAATATTAACAAGGATGCCAGCAACAATGCACAACTACTAGACAACGCCAAGAAGCGACAACAGGATATGATTATGGAAGGCATTAAAGGCGCGGCAGGTCTAGCTGGTGGTCTAATGGCTGTATAACATTATGAGCGACATTGGCGATTTAATGTATCGGCTGGGCTACAATACTGTAGACAGATTTGGTAGAAAGTCTTCTGAAGAAGACCGCGCACTTCTTCGTGAAAAGGATAAGCAAAAAGCGGCAATCGAAGAGCAAAACAAGGCTCGCATTGCGCAAATGATGCTTGAGAATCAGGCTTATGCTGATAGACAGAAAGCTCAAATTGCTGCGCAGCAAGGAATGGCCAGGGAAGGTCAAGAGTTTGACATGACGAGGGATATGCTAAATGCTGCTGAAGCTGCTAATAGGCAACAGGCAGGATTTAAGCAGCAGAGGGACATGTCTATTGACGAGGAGATTGCTGCTGGCGAGCGTGCGTTGATGATGAGGGATCTTCAACAGGAAGCTTTGCTGAAGAATCCTGCTATTGCAGCAAAAGGACAAGTAGCTGCTGCTAATATTGAAGGTTCTGATGCAGAGGTTCAGCGAATGACTAATCGTCTTAAGGCTGGTTTGACACAGGGCGATCTAGACAGACTCAGTAGTATTAATCTTGGCAAGGATCTTGAAGCCGAGAACAGTATTACTGACCAGCTATCTTCAATGGAGCTTAAACCTGGCCGAGATAGAATTGAAAAGAACAAACAGAATATCCTGCTGGACCCTGACAATCAAGCATTAATTGCTGATATGCTTGTTGGTATTAATCTAGGACAAGGCGAAACTAGATTTGGTCCTAAAAATTTATATACTGGTGCTCAACGGGGTTCGGGACTACATAGACTGCCTGATGGCACAATGGCTAATGGTGATTATACTATACAGGCTAGTGTCAAACCTAAGGTAACGCGCGCACAACTTGAAGCAATGGCGGCCGATAGAGCTGTAATCAAAGCAGATAAACCAGTCCCAACTGTTGATAAACCCACCAATAGCAAACCTGCCGCAACTCCTAAGCTGTATGGCACCAGGCTTCCAGCAGGCACTAAAGTTTCTGACTGGGAAACTACTCCTGCTGATGGCGAGTTTAATCCATTATCTGTTCCACGTGGTCCGTATGGTGGTATCAATTGGGGTATTCCTGCGCGCAGAGATTATGGTATTGGTAATTATATTAACCTTGACAAAAATATGCCAGACATTGAGCGTCGTATGCTAAAAGCTGTTGGTGATGAGATAGCTTCTGGTGTTGATGTAAAAACCAAAAAAGCTCTGGATTCTCTAACTAGAAACTTCCTACACAGTCGGTCAAACGCTTTATATAATGCCACTCAACGACGATAGAGCTCTGCTAAAGGCGGCCGGTCTTAACGCTGATGATTATGTTAAGATCGGAGACACCTTCTACGCTGGTGTTGCTGCGCCCGAACCCACTACTCCCACCACGCCACAGATTACTAGCACAGCTAAGGGTGCGTTTGGTAGGTCCGCCGCGGCTAATACTATTCCCGCGCTTATTGGTGCTGGCGTTGGTGTAATTGCTGGCACTGCACTAAGTGCCACTGGTGTTGGTGCGCCTATTGGTGTTCCGCTTATTGGTGCAGCACTAGCTGGTGGTGCTGCGGCAATGGGTGCTGGTAAGGTGCAGGAACAATTCTTAAGTGATGATTTTAAGAAGCAACTCGCAGCCGATCAAGAACAGCAAAAGCTAGCATCTGCACTTGGTGGGGCATTGCCTTCTCTGATTACTGCTAGACCGACTGGTCTTGGTCAACTTGCTAATGCTGGTAGGGGATTAATTGGCTCCGCTAGTCCAGTTGCACAAGCTGCTGCTAAAGAGCTAGCATTAAACACTGGTGTTAATGTTGGCACTGGAATGGCACTAAGAGGTGCTTCTGGTGGTGAGGCTTTTGGTGGTGGAGATATTGCGCTAGATGCATTGCTTGGCGTCAGCATGGCCGGTAGGCCGCATAACAATGCTATTAATCGAGCGTTTGATAGTGCCGGTCAGG